ACGTTGCCCTTGCCGATCAGCACGTTCTGACGATCCTTCAGGGCCTTGACCAGCACCTCCTTGCGCTCGTCGCTGAGGCGCTTGCTGTCCCTGATCTTCTTGATGCGTGACGACATCTTCTTGCGGGCGTTCTCTATCGCATTCACGCGCGCTGCGGCTTTGTATTCCTTCGGGTAGTTGCGCATGATCTGCATATAGAGTTCGTTGTCGCCCTCCTTGCGGGCGTCACGCAATGCCTTGCGGATGCGCAGCACCTTGTCCCTGCCCTCGATGTAATCCTGAAGGTCGTTCTTCGCCGTGATCTGACCGTAGCCCTTGCGCAGGACAGGCAAGTCGCCAGCGTCGATGTCCTCGGGCAGTTCCCCCTGCGCCCCGGAGTACAGCAGCCGACCGGCCCGCGCGAGGAACGTCCCGGTGCCGCCGGTCAGCCAGTCCGATACGTACTCCACTTGGTTGGGCGACCACTCCGCTGCGCCGGGGATGAAGTCCCCCTGCCGCCCCGTCAGCTTGGACATGTAGTCGGCTATGGTCACGTACACGGGGTTGGTGTTGTTCCAGTATTGCTGGCTGCGGTTTTCCTCGGCACCCCCGTAAGGCGAGATCGGCGGGGCGATGGGCTTACCCGTGAAGTCCTCGTTCTGGTAGAGGTCCACGACCGGATCGAGCACCGTCGGCATCACCCAGTTGAGCAGGGAGTTCGATCCGCCCCACGGGTTGAGGCTGTCCAGCATGGTGACGCCACCGCTGGTCAGCATCTCACCCATCGTGGCCTTGCCGCGCACCGTCTTGCCCAGCATGCGGCCCCAGTTGTGGATGCTGTTCAGCATGTAGGGCATCGGGAACTTGAAGTAGCCACGCTCGCTGATGCCGAACGGGTCCATGAACACCATGTTATGCTCAAGCACGTAGTCCGGTATCTTGTCGTAGGTCTTCTCGCCGTCGTCGTCCTCCGGTGACAGCATCGACATCAGCGCATCCTGCACGATGCCAGCCACCACCACGCCAGCCCACACCTTGCGCATCCTGCCGGACCGGATCAGCGGGTTGAGCAAGGCCATGCTTCCTTGCAGCGACGCATTGAAGAACATGTAGAGGGCCGACATGAACGACTTGCTCTCGCCGCCCATGTTGAAGTTGACGGTCAGGTTCTTGGCGGCGAACGCCGCCATCTCCTTGGCCCGCTTCTGGGCCTGTGGATCGTTGGGTGTGCCGGACATCTCAAGGTACTTGTCGCGCAGCGTCTTGTAGGCAGCGAGGCGGGTGCCGTTCTCGATGGCGACGTTGTAGTCCTCGATGACCTTGAACAGACCCTTGATCGGTTGCCACACCTTGTGGACAGGACCGGAGACATCCCTATCGAACTCGGCATTGATGCGGTCGAGCGTGTCGCTCAGTCCCTTGATGCCGAAGACAGCGGTGTGGCCGCCATAGGTCTGGAACTCATCGAACACCTTGCCCCACTCGGAGGTCCGGTCGCCGGACCGCAGCGCCCGCCTCACGCCGTTCAGTGCCGGGAAGACAGACGCCACCGTCTTCTTCTGGAGGCCCTTCATCTCGTATTCGGACAGGTTGACCATCGCCGACTGGAGATCGCGGAACATGTTGGAGATCATGAACTCCGGGTTCCAGCTTGTGCGCGTGGAAGCAAGGAAGCGGTTGACCCCGATCATCCCCTTGAGCAGGGTGTTCAGGCCGGTGCTGCTGCCCAGCCCTGACTTGGAGCCGAACGCCTTCACGAGACGCGGGTCCTTCAGTTCGATGTAGAAGGTGTGGCCGTCGAGCTTGCCCTTCAGGTATTTGGGGTTGCTCTCCAAGGACATGTCTGTCCGCTCCACCACCAGTTGGCGCTCACGGTCGTAGCCCCACTTGGTCTTGGGTAGCTGCACGATGTTGGCCACGTCAGCGAACTCGCCGGGGTTGTCGAGGATCAGTTGCCTGAAGGACCGGGTGACCTTGTTCTTCCCGGCACGGACGATGGCCTCTTGGTTCTGCAACATGGTGTGAGCGATCAGGTCGGCACCCAAGCTCTGGCGACCCAGCGCCGCCATGTCTTCCTTGCCCCTGATGTTGAAGCCCTTGCCGGTCTTGGCGAGGTCGTCGGTGATGTCGTCGCGGATCGACGCCTCGGCAAGGAAGCCTCTCAGCGGCACGTAATCCTCATACTCGTTGACCGGGGTGCCGTCGGCGTAGGTCATGTGCCGGAAGTCGGGGGTCAGCCCAGCCTGCACGCGCACGTCGTTGGTGTTCTTGACGATGGCCCGCAGCCGCGAGCGCACGGAGTTGGGGTTGGTGGCGTCGTTGAACTGCCGCGCGAACTGCTTGCTGTTGAACCAGTCGAGGATGTGGATCGCCTCGCCGTCCTCCATGCCTGACCCCTGCATGAATTGCAGATCGCGCACCGGCATCGGGTCGCCATTGGGATCGAGGATGATGTTGCCCTGCGCATCCTTCTTCCACACGGAGTTGCGCTTGCGCATGACGCGGTTCCGTTCGACGGCGTGCTGCGCATACACGTAGAGTTCCGCCAGCGCGTGCTTGAAGTTCTTGTTGTAGCGGCTGAGGATGTCGTTGGAGTTCTGCGACAGCCGCTTGGCCTCGTTGTAGTCGGCCTGCGTGACGCCCAAATCTTGGATCGTCTTCTCCATGGTCTTGTAGAGATCGCGTTCGTTAGCCGACAAATGAGCGTCGGTCTGGCTGGAGTACAGCGTCTCCCGCAGGTAGGTGTCGTTCTCGTTGGAGATGAAGCCGCCGTTCTTCTTGATGCGGTCGATCAGCCTGCCGACTGGCAGCATGCGATCCTGCAACGAGATGAAGGTGTCATCGACCTTCGACATGGCCGTCTTCCGCGCCTCTCCCGGCGGGAGGACAAGCTGGATCATCTTGTGGATGATGGGCGACACGTTGTCGTAGGTGATCTTGCGATGGACATCGGCCAGCGTGTTGATGGGCGGTGTCACTGGCACGCGCTGGCCCAGTGGTGCCGTCGCTGAATACTGTGGTGCCGTCGGCGTGACCATCGAGAAGTAGGGCTGGTCGCCCTTCTCGAAAGCCTCCTGCATCTGGGCATTGAAGTCCATGCGGTAGTGGTCATGCTTGAACTTGGTTGGCTTGGCCCCTTGCTCGCCGCGTATCTCGGTCGAGAAGCCAGCCATGAAGTCACCGGTTTCCGCCCAAGCGATGACATGCTTGAGGTCGGTGTCCTGCACATCGGCGGCATCGAAGATGGACTGCGCATCGAAGGCCCGCCGGTTGCGGGCGATCTGCGCCACCCGCTGCATCTTGCGGACCAGTTCCGTCGCGAGGTTCTTGTCCTCGTCGGTCAGGTACTCGTCGTAGCGCAGGGTTTCTTCGTGGCCACGGGTGATCTTGTCGATCATCCGCAGCATTGCCGACGGGGTAGGGAACAGTTCCCGCACCAGTTCGTCGCTCAGTTCCTGATGCTGGTAGGTGGGCGGCGCATTGACATCATCGGGCAACCAGTCGGGCGGCAGGCTGCTGCGATCAACGCTGTTGTGCTCAAGCGTGACACCGAACGGATCGGCCAGCGACCGGGTGATGCCGGGTAGCTTGATCAGGTAGCGGTTGACGATGGGGCCGACCGACGTTTCACCATAGGCGAGGTACTGCTTGCGGCCCTTGTCATCGACATGCTCGACCAGTTCGCCATAGCCCTCGGTCTTGGACACGCTCTCCGGTGAGCCGTGCCAAGCGATGCCGTGATAACCATGCTCGACGGCGTGACGGATCATGCGGCGGATCACATAGTCTTCCCAGTTCGACTTGAACGGGGCGTTGGGGATTGTCAGGCGCTGGTTCGCATCCTTGATCGCCGTGACCAGTTGCTCATGGGCGTTGAGGTGCGTCTTGATGTCCGCTTCGTTCTGCTGGAGCCGATAAAGATGCTCCTGAATTTCAGCCTGCCCATCGTGGGTGGCGTGCCGTCCGGTTTTCTGGATGACCCAGATGTCGTCGCTGATGTTGATCGTGTTCTGCCGCAGCCGCTCCACCTCCTGATAGGTGGCCCGCGCCTGATCGCGCATCTGCGCGATCTTGTTCTCGACGCTCTTGGAGTAGTAGCCCTTCATCGACCCCCGCTGATGAAGGTCTGACTGCATCTCTTCGATGAACAGGATGCGCTTCTGGTTGTCCTTCTCGCCCTCCATCACATCCCTGAAGCGGGCGAAGGCCAGCACGTTCTCCAGCTTGGTGCGGGTCAGCGACTTGGCCGCGACATCGTAGGCCGGGATGGTGATGTGCCCGCCCTTGTCGGTGAAACGTGGCTCGTCCGTGCGCGGCGGGAAGGTGAAGGCGACCTCGGCATAGTTGTCCAGCCCTGTGCTCTGGCTCTTCTCCACCCAGCGCGGGTCGGCCTGCGCGGCCTCTCCCAGATCGGGATGCTCGGTGTCGGCAAAGATGGTGGTGGAAACCCGTGGGCCGGATGCCTTGACGTAGTTGAGGATGTCGTTGCGGTGGATGTCCTCTCCCTTGGGCAGGCTCTGCAACCACGGGATCACACTCAGCCAGTCGAGTTCGGTCTTCTTGATGCCGGTGTCCGGGTTGGACAGCATCTTGATCCAGTCGTTCTTCTTGGCCTTCTCCGTGGTCACGCTCTCAAGGAAGCGTGCCGACTGGAGGAACAGGTTGTCCGGCTTGAGCAGCGAGAACTGGATGTCGTCGGGATTGCGTGGGCCTAGCCCGCCATGGCCGATGTCACGGTCGGCAATACCGCCTTCAAAGATCGTGTCCATCAAATCTTCGGCGTCGTGACGCTGGCTGATCCGCATCAGCTTCTTGATGAAGTCGGCAATCTTGCGAAGGATGGTGCGCTCCGCGCCACGGAAGGCGGTCGGGTCATTCGTGTAATGACGGACCATCTCGGCGATGGCTTCTTCTTCCACCATGGCTGGCGATGAATTCGGGGCGCGCGCCATCGCCCGATCGATCCACGTGTAGGGCCTGCCGGGAACTTTGCGGGTCGTGGCCTGCGCCAGCGTATCCCACTCGCCTCTGGTCAGCAGATCGAGACTGCGCAGGGCGTGAACCAGTTCGTGGTTCAGCACGCTCTGCATCAGCTTGGCGCGTTGATCCTCGTTCAGGTTGGGATTGTAGATGTCACGGGCCAGCGTGATCAGGTTGCGGACGACGCCCCTGAAGCTTTCCCCCTCGGCCTTCGTCTCGATGTTCTGCGAGTGGCCCTCGACAATCGCGCCCGGTGCATGCGCGGGTGCCGGGATGTTGGAGGGCGTCGCCACCTCCACCCTGCCCTGACCAAGCACCCTCTCGCCCGCCGCCTTCATCTGCTGGGCGATGGTCGGACCCACCTCTTCGGTCAGGTCGTGCTCGATGGAGGACTGCTTGTCCTCTACCGACTGCTGCTCGTTCCACTTGTTGCTCTCTGGGGAGTAGGTCGGGTCGAACCCCTTGAGCGCTTCCTTGGCTTCCGCCTCGGTGGCGAAGCTGCGGACCAGCCGCTCCGATACCGGCTTCTCGGTCTTGTCCTTGCCGCGCTCATTGTGGGTTTCGTAGATGCCGTGCTGGAGGCTGGACTTGTCCTCGACAACGGTGGCGCTCTTCCGCTTGTCTTCCGGAACCCGCTCGCCGACATGGGCCAGCGCTTCCTCCTGCGTGGCGAACTTCTTGATCAGCTTCTTGCCATCGATCTCGATGGCAAATGGCTTGGGGTTGCTACTAGGCACCGGGCGGATGGCAAAGCCACGAACGCGGCGCGGCCTCTTGTTGTCGGTGACCGGGGCATTGGGCGGCAGGATGATGCTGAGATACTGGTCCTTGGTGCCGGTCGGGTGGGCGTCCTGACGGCGCAGCAACTCGGCAAAGAGGGACTGGGCCTGTTCCTTCTTGACCCCCATCACCTTCTTGATGCGGTCCACCGACACGCTGTCGTACTCGCCCAGCTTCTTGATGGCGTTGCGGTACTCCGTCTCGGTGCCGAACGTGTCCTTGACCGCTTCGGTCGGCGTGACCTCGGGGACCACGCCACCTCGTGGGGTGAGCAGCGCTTCGAACTTGGAGCGGTTGGTCCTGAAGTCTTCGGCCTTGATCCCGTTGCGCACGAGGACCTGTGCATGCTCCGGGGTGACTGTTGCGAGATCGGCTGGCGAATAGCCAAGTTTCCTGAGGCCAAGCAGTGTCGTGCGAGCGCCCAGCGGCTTGGGGGTGACCGGGTTCTTCTTGACCTCCTTGTCCTTCAGGCCCTCGGGAAGGCTGGCCTCCTTCTTCGCGATGATCTCGTCGGCATCGATCTCGACAGACGGGTCCGGCGCGGGGGCGATTGCCGCAGGGTCTGCCACGTCGGGGGCTGGCTCGGTCGGCAGGGCTGAGGCGGGAGGGGTTGCCCCATAGGAAGCCAGCGTGTTGGCTTCCGCATCCACATCCTTCTTGGCGGCGGCCAGCGCGTTGCGGTCCCTGACCTCGCGCTTGGCAGACACAGCACCGGCACCAGCACCGAAGATGCTCTCGACAATGCCGCCCATGACGGCGCTCTCGATGTATTCCTTCTTGGCCTCGTCATCCATCAGGGCCATGTCGGCCTGCCAGCGTTCCATTCCCTGCTGGAGGACTTCTTCCGTGGCACCCGACACCGCCTGCGTTGCGGTGCCGACGCCGACCTTCTTGGCCGTGATGGTCAGCGCTTCCTTGATGCCGACCTCGATGCCGTCCCTGATCTGCTTCTCTGCGGTCTTGGCGAACAGCCCCTTGCCGACGACCTTCGCGCCATCGACGGCGTAGCCGAGAACCTTCAGCCCCAGCCTGTCCGTCGCCGTCTCGATCACCGACTGCGCGGCGGTCGCCGTGTACGCCTTGCCCCAGTCCTTGACGTAGCCGTGCTGCTCGATCTGCCGCTCGGCATTGGCGTTGAGCATCTGCGGCGCATAGCCCAGCACGCCGCCGATTGCGCCGCCGACAAGGCTACCGGCGGCAGTACCAAGCGGACCGGCAAAGGAACCGATGGCTGCACCTGTTGCGGCACCGGCATACATGCCGCCCATGCCCATCGCCATGGCGGGGGTGGACTGGCCCAGCGTACCGGCGACAGCCTGTGCCTTCTTGCCGAACCCTTGACTGTCGAGGAAGCCACCCTCCGGGGCGGCGTAGGTATCCCGCTCCGCACGCTGCGCCTTCGCCGCCTCTTCCCATTCCTTGGCGGCTTCCTTGTTGCCGGTCAGCACCTCGTGGAAGGACTGCATGGCGACATCGGCACCCGCCTGCGTCTCGTTCCAGCCACGCGCAATGCCGCTGCCCAGTGTGGACAGGAGGCCGGGTTCCTCTTTCGGTTCGGATGGTTCTGCCGGGGTGGCGGTCTGCGGACCTTGGCTGAGGATCGCATTGATCTGCGTCATCTCGATGGGCGACGGCTTGTCGCCAGCGATGGTGAAGGAATGCCGCGCTCCGGTCCTGTCGTCAGCGAAATATTCGCCCATTTATTTTGCTGCCGTCAGGTTGTGGTGATTGCCGGGGGCGATGTAGCGGCCCTCGCGCGTACCCTGATCGTAGCGCAGCCAGTAGTCGGCCAGCGCTTCCGGTGACACAGGCTCGCCATATTCGTTTGGCTTCAGCAGTTCGAACTCCTTGTCGTACTTGTGCTGGATGCGGTCGATGTCCTGCTTCTGCAAATCCTTCTTGTCTTCGCGCTTGATCTTCCAGACATCGTAGTCGCGTTCGGTCTTGGCCTTCCACAAGGTGCGGCGGTCCTCGGACTGGCGGGTCGCCTCGTCGGAGTAGAGATCGAGCGCTGCCTTCCGGCGTGCCAGATCGTAGGCCATCGACTTGTCCTGCTGCTGGGCATAGCGGTCGGCGCTGTCCTGAAGCGCATTCTGGTATTTCTCAAAGCCCTTGTCGTAGGCCGCACCGGCATTGGCGAAGCCAGCGCCCAGACCCTCCCATGATTTCCCGGCCCCGCTGACCATGCCAGCGGCAAGCTGAAGCTGGGCCAGCATGGCTGTCCGTTCGAGGTCGCGCTTGGCGTTGGCGTCGGCCAGCGCCTGCTTGGGGTTGTTGTCGAAGTCGAGGTCGGGATAGGCCGACTTGATCTTGGACAGATAGTCATCGAACGACAGCGCTCCGGTCGGCGGATCGAGCGTGCTTATCGGCAACTCCGGAGGCGTGTCGGCCTCTGCCGGAACCGGTTCCTTGGGAAGGTTGGCCGGGTCACCCGGCTTCAGCCGCCACTTCCTCTCCTCGTCCGGACCGTAGGGGGTGTAGATTTCCTGATACCCCGGATCGGCGTTCGGCCCACCGGGCGGGAAGTTCGTCGGCCATGTCCCGGTCTGGGCTTCTGTCAGGTAGGGGTCGGTCCATACCGGTTCCTTCGGAACGGTGTTGCCGGGATTGAGCGCATCACGGATGCCCTGATCGGGATCGATGTAGTCACGGCCAAGGCCAAGCGGATCGCCTGTATCGGTTGGCCGTTCGTCCGGGGGAAGCGCAGGCTCCGGGGGATCAATGCCAAGCAGGGACCGGATGCCCTTCGGCATCGGCGGCTGGTTGCCTACCCTGTCGCCCTTGCCGGGGCTTGTGAGCGTGTAGTTGAACCGCTCAAGGAAATTGGGGAACCCGGTGACATCGATGACGGGGTTGCCCTTGGCCCCACCACGCACATCAACGATGCGTCTCTCAGCCATATCGGCTTCTCCGCTGTTGCTCTAGGTAGCCGTGGCGCACCCCGGCGAATTGATTTGGATCGATGGCGACAGCCTGCCTGACAGGGGCCGCTGGTGGCGGGGCTGCTTGAGGCTTGGTTCCCTTCCCCATCAGTTGCGTCGCCACCATGTACTGGCTCATCGGGTCGCCAGCCGTGGCGTTCTCGGCTGTGGCCATCTTGGCCCCTGCATCGGTCGCCGCCTCGGCCACGGCACCCTGTGCCGATATCCCCGGCGTGGACGGACTGCCCAGTGCCGTCTGGTAAGCAGAGACGAACTTGTCTGTGGTCGTGCCCTGCTCGATGCCACCCGGCAGCGAGGTCCACGTGCCGCTGAGAACATTGCCGACATTGGCGATCTGCTTGGTGTCGCCCGACTGCAAGACCGTCGCAAGATCGCTGCCCGTCTTGGCTTTGTAGACATCGTTGGCATAGTTCCAAGCGGCGGTGTCCTGCGTCTCAGGACTGAAATCCTTGTAGCCATACTTCTGCGCCTGCTCGTTCCACGTCGGGGCGAGGAACTGGTAGCGGCCAGCGGCGCTGGATGTCTGACCCGCATTCGGCCCGGTGTTGATGACATGGCCTAGACCGGGATGCTGACTATAGTCGCTGAATGTACTGCCACCATACATGACGTTATACTTGCCGCCGCTCTCCGGTCCGGCAATGGTGTCGAGCAAGGCACGCTGGTAGTTGGCTAATCCACCGCCGCCGCCACCGCCCCCACCGCCATAGAGCGACGGCAGTTCACCGCGCTGGCCTGCTTCGAGAGCCGCCTTCTGTGCTTGCGTCAGACCGCCATAGTCCCACGACCAGCCGCCGCCCGATTGCTCCGGAGACAACTGATCGAGATGGATGCCGCCGCCATGCATCTCCAACCCAGTGCCGCCGATCTTCTTGGCCTGCCAATACTGGGCGATAGGGGCCAGCGCGTCACCGCTCAACCGGTTGCCGTTTGGGTCAACGACGTAGACATCGGCGGCGCGGCCAAGGTCATGACGATGGGTGCCGGTGCGACCCGGACCGCTCTCCGGTTGCCCGCCGCTGTAGACCTGCATCGAGTAGCCGGGGCCATAAACATCGGCCACCGCCTGCTCAAGACTGCCGAACAGTTCAGGGGTGAGTGGCCGGTTGCGCGTAGCCTTCTCATTGGCGTAGACGACACCACCTCTCGCTAAAGAGACGATGCCGCCATTGGCGTAACCTTGAGCCTGTTGAGGCAGCGACCCAAGACCTTGGGCCTGTGGCGGCATCGGTTGCTGGGGAGGGGGTGAGGGAGGAGGCTGCATGCCCGCCCCAGCGAACACCGGCTGGATTGATCCAGAGTATTCTTCGGCCATCGACTTGCGCTTGCTGGGATCGCCGCCACCCGTGGTGGCGCGCATCCTCTTACGCTCATGGATTTCTCCAAGCGCCAGCCAGCCGGGGACCATCCCGGTAGGGTGAGACAACTCACGCTGAAGCGCATGGTCGGGCAGACTTTTGATTTCCGAAAACGCCCGCGCCAGATCGACCATCAGCCGGTTGTCCCTCTGCCAAGGTTATAGAGGGCCTGCATGCCCATGGCTGATCCAACTGCACCGGCAATCGGGTTGCTCGGCGTTGTCGTGTTGGTCGTCTGATTGGTGCCGGTCGGCTGGCTGGCCAACAGGCTGGACAGGTAGGACAGGTTCTGGCGTGGCCAGTTCTGCTGGTTCTGGAAATCCTCATAGGCAAGATCGAGGCCCTGCTGCTGCCGGTCCTCCATCGACTGGCCGACACCCAGCATGGTCTGGAAGCGGGACATCTGCATGTCGTCGGACAGCTTCTGGAAGTCGGCCATCTGGCCAGCCGTGTTGCCTGCCAGTTGCAACCCCTCAAGCCCCAGTTTCTGGCCGCCCTGCCGTAGCTGCTCGGTCTGGCTCTGCGCCTCCATCCCCATCGCTGCGGCCTGCCGCTTGGCTTCCTCCGCGAACTGGCGGGAGGTTTCACCCATGCCCAAGGCTTCAAGGTTCTTGGATTGGTTAGCCAGCGAAGCTTGCAGTCCTCGACCCTGATCGCGTTCGAACTGCTGCTGCGCATTCTCGTAAGCCGACTGTCTTCCTTGGACACCGATATCCGAGATGCGCTGCTGCGCTGCGTTGGCTGCGATCTGCTGCTGCACCGCGCCACGGGAACCACCGAAGGCACCGGTCGTCCCTTGCTGCGCCTTGATCAGCGCCTGTTCTTCGGCGGCGTTGCGTGCCGCCTCGGCCTGCGCCGCCTCGGTCACCGACGCCATGTAGGGCGACATGTACTGGTTGGCCTGATCCGCGCCGAAGGTTCCAGTTCCGACCTGATCGGCAGCGAACTGACCGGGGTCATAGGTGCCGCCGTAGGTGTTATCGACCCCGCCAGCTTGGTAGTTCTGGTAGTTCATCGCCTGCTGGCCAACCATGCCAGCGAGAGAGTTGGCGTTGTTGAGGTAGTCGCCGCCGGACTGCGCAAAGTCCTGCGCCATGTTGAGGCCGGAAGTGGTCTGCCCACTCTGATCCGCCAGCCGCTGCCCGCCATAGGGCTGGTAGGGGCGCGTGCTTTCGGCCTGCCCCCGCTCCATCAGCGAGGTGTAGTACGGCTCTGCATATTCCGGCAGGCTTGATTGATGGACGGTACTCGTGGTTTCGCCGCCGCCTTTGCCCATGTCAGTGTTCCTCTAGGGTGTATTCCATGAAGGTGCCGATGGCCTTGCCGCCCCAGTCCTTGACGTAGGCTGCGGTGCCGGGACGAGCGACCATCTCGATGTACTTGCAGTGGTTGTCCCTGCCGTAGGCTTTGATCTGGTCCCACATCTCGTTGAACCAGTCGTCACGATCCTTGCCAGCGATGTAGTCGATGCGCCCCACCTTCAGGCCGCTGGGGTAGAGCGTAATGACGAAGACCAGCGAGCCGATGATCTCCTTGTCCCTGATGGCGATCCACAGCGAGGCCGTGCCATCGATCAGTTGCGTCAGGACATCGACACTGTGGAAGCGGCCATGGGTCCGGATGATCGCCTTGTCCAGCCATGGACTGACCACGTGCCAGACGTTGGTGATGTGGTCCTTCGGGACCGCCGAGATGGAAGTCATCGGCTATTGGCTCCGAACCTGCCGGGTTGCGCATCCCGCCGAAGCCGCTCCGCAAGCGCCCTGTTCATGGCCGTTGGAGCCGCGACCGACTTTGCCGCGACCGCTGGCGGTGTCCACATGGCCTGCTGCACGGGGGGTGCCACATAGCGGGCAGGCGCGGTGATCGCCGGAAGCCTGCTGGTCTGGGAGGGGAACATGCCAGCGCCTTGGGATGCCCCGAAGTTGACCGCGTTTGGCGACCAGCCCACCCTAGCCGGTGCGGCCATGGCGGGAGCCACTGTCCCACCCACGGCATAACCCTGCGGCACCTGATCCGCCATCAGCGGTGCGCCGGTCGGTGCTCCCTGCTGGGCCATCGCCTGCAATGCGGCCAGTCCTCCCGGCGCTCCAGCCGGGGTGACCCCACCGCCGAAACCGCCGCCATCCATGGGTGGAGGTGGACCACCGAAGTTACGGCCCATGCCACCCCATCGGCCCATGCCCATGCCACCACCCCAGCCCATGCCACGCTGTTGCGCGCCCCAGCCACCGAAGCGACCGGAGAGGGGGCCACCGGGGGAAGCACCTGTCGCCGCTGCGGGAGGTGGCATCTGGGCATCGCCTTGCAGGCTGTTGATGCCACCCTCCAAACCCGGAGCCGCAGGCATCGCCTGCTGTGCGGCACGCTGCTGTGCATACTGCTGTTGCATCATCTGCGGCTGCATGCCGGGAGGGCGCATCGGCATCAGTCCCCTCTGCCCCATCTGGTTCTGCGGCACACCGCCACCACCCTTGCCCATGGAGTTGTAGGATGGCTGTTGGCTCATGCCTGCGCCAGCACCACCGGCACCCATGTTCTGCTGTTGCGGCGCACCGCCGCCGGTCTTGCCACCCATCACTTGTTCCTTCCCTGTTCGAGGAGTTTGTCTCTGCGCGCCATCTCTGCCCTGATCGCAGGCGCTGTCATGAAGGGATCGCCAAGCACCGCTCCGCGCACGGAGGGTATCCACCTGTCGGCCCACTCGGGGAGGTCGCCGCCACTGATCGCCTTCTCGGCATCGAAGTCCGGCGTCACCTTGCCGCCCTCAGCGAGACTGACGATGCCGCCACTGGCGTAACCACGCACCAGCCCGCCGCCATTCAATGCCGGTGGCTGTTGTGGACTTCCTGTCCTCTGGGTCCGGACCTGATCGACCAAGCCTTGCAGATGGTTCGCCCCGGCATCTGTCGAGCCGTTGCCCAGTCCGGAGACGGCATCGGCAGGGACCACAAACTCGCCTTGGCTGAGAGCGGCTGGCTGCTGCCCGTCGATCATGGCAGGCACACTGTCGGATTGGCCGTCGCCTGCTGGTGCGCCCATCGACTTGACCCGCATGGCCAAGTCCTCAAGCGCAGGCTCACCGAACTCCTTGACGAAGGCCAAGAGGATCGGCTGCGGATCGGGCGACTTGCCCTGTATCGCCTCGACCGTCTGGGCAATCAGTTCGTGGTCGTTGAGGTTGGAGCCTTCCTTCACCGTGTCTTCCATCGTCGTGTCGGGGGGAGGTTCCGGGGTCGAGCCGATCTGCGAGGTCGGGAACGGGCTGGACGGGATGTCCTCCAGCATGGGGGCTTCATCCGTGCCGGGAACACCGTTCAACGGGAAGGTCATGTCCTGTGGCATCTGTGCCTGAAGATCGATGCCGCCTCCTTCAGCGAGGCTGACAATGCCGCCATTGGCATAGCCGGGAACCAACCCGCCACGTGCCGCAAAGAACCGGTGTTCGACGGGCATGGCGCTGGTTCCATAGCCTTCGAGCGAAGACGGGAAAGACGGATCGCCGCCTTCGTACTTAATACCGGATACATCCTTCTTCTTGTCCTTCTTCTTGTCGCCTCCCAGCTTGCCCAGACTGCCCAGAAGCTGTGCGCCGATGCCCATCGCCATCATGGGGTTCTTCTTGATCCAGTCGCCGAAGCCACCCATGAAGCTCTTACCGGTTTCCTCCGTCGCGGCCTGCGCTCCGGTGGAGGCGACCGATGTCGGGATCGTCGTCGTCGTGGGCGCGAGCGCTGGTGTCCCTGCGGCAGCGGTGTTCGCGGCTGTGGTGTAAGCGGGTGCCGAGGTGCCTGCCCCTACCGAGGTCACAAGGGGATTGGCTGCATTCGCGGCAGCGGTGAAGCCGGGTGCCGAGGTGCCTGCTCCAACCGTCGTGGCCGGGAGTGCCGCCGTGATACCGGGTGATGCTGTCGGGATTACTGCCGTAGAGGCGGGGAGTGCTGCATTGCCGATGGCTCCGGTCGTGATCGCATCGACACCGATACCGGCACCAGCCCCACCTGCCGAGGCTAGGGTCGGGGCCAGCGTTGCTGCTGTCTCTCCTGCCGCAGCCGCCGCTGGGGCAAGCGTTGCCAGTTCAACCGCCGGGGCCGCTGTTGCTGCCAGCGTACCCAAGCCTGTAGCTGCTGTTGCCAAAGGAGCCGCAGCCGCCGTGGCCGCTGCTGCGGCTGGGGCTGCGGCTGAGAACATGGACGCCAAGAAAGGTAGGAAGAAGAACGCTTCTGGCAATCCTGTCTCGGGGTTGATGGTCAGACCGCCGGGAATGAGCGAGGCAATACCGGCAACCTCTGCGGGGTTGACGTGGATCAGCATGCTGTCCCCGAACCGCCCCTTTGCCGCCAGTTGTTGGGCGGTAAGCCTCATGTCATTCATGGTCGTGTCCTTACGCCTTGGGTTCGTCGGACGCTTCGTCTTCGTCGTCGTCGCCGTCGTCGTCTTCATCCGGCTCCGGCTGCGGGGGAATTGGTTCTGGCTTCGGAGGGGTTACCGGAGGGTCTACTTCTGGATCGCCTGTCATTGGACTGCTCCTTTCATTGCTTCTTCGCTTCTGGCCTGCGCACTCGGAAGCTCGCTTTCCATGACGAGTTCTTCCTTGGTGCCTGACACGCTGCCACCGGCAGCGAGGGTGGTGGTGACATGAGCCGCCGCCAATTCATCCATGGCAACACGCGCTCGGTTATGCACTGCATTCTGTATCCACTCGTCCACATCGACCGCGACGTATTCCATTGCCTTCTGTTCGGCTTCGCTGAGTTCGACTGTGTATATGTTTGCCATTACTTACCCGATCAGATGTCCTGAGAACTGGCCGTAGTTCAGGTCTGTATACATGGACCCAGCACCAGTTTCGTAGCGCACTGTTGCGTAGTCATTAGCGTTCAAGAAAATATGCCCCTCGGCAATGAGCGACCACCACGTCGAGGCTGGCTTGTTGGTGATGAACCTGCTGCCACCATAACCAGCACCGTTCACATATAGTGCGGTGCGGTACTCACCTGCGTTGGCATTCGGTGCCAGTTGGTGAAACCTAAGGAAGTACCTTCCGGCGACCGGCGCGGTGAACCTGCCATTGGCCACGTTGTAGGCAGACCCGATGTTGAAGATCGCGGTGAGGAAGATGATATCCGCTCCCGCTACGGTGGCATTGTTGTTGTTGGTGCTGAAGGCCACCTGAAACGGTTTCAGCACCCTGCCTGCCGTGTCGATGGTCATGTAGTTGGTGCCAGCTATGCTGAGATTTCCGGTGCTGCTGAAATCGATGCTCATATCAAGTGTCCTCCGAACGCCTGATAAGAACCATTGACGTGCGACACCCCGCCCAATGTCCGGTACATGCCAACGGTGTCGCCTGCGGCAAGCTGGATATGCCCGCCGCATTCCATGGTCCAGTACCCGGCGACCTTTGTTTGGATGAAGTAGCCGCCTGAGTAGACACCACCGTTCTTGAGCAGCGAATGCCTGTACTCCCCGACCGGGGCGCTCTCAGCGAGGAAGTAGGCAACGAAGTAGTACACCCCGCCGACCGGTGCGGTGAAAAGTCCGTTGCTTGCGTTGTACCCGCTGCCGATGTTGTAAACTATCGTGGGGAAAACGACGTATGCGTTTATGCCGAAGGCCCCGGTGTTGCCTACAGCGGAGAACGACGGTGTGTTTGGCTGAAGGATGGCCGAGCTACCGATAAGCTGACTGGTTCCGGACTGGCTCAGATCAATCGTCGATGCGAAATCAACGCCCATCCCCGACCTCGATCAGCGCAAACTTGTACCTCTTGCCGGTCTTGTTGTTGGTGATGAACAGATCGTCCTCGCCCTCAACGATGGTCCAGTCCCCGATGCCATTGTTGAGGCTCAGGTCCGAGGTGTAGATCGTAGCCCAACGCAGCGAGGCGGAACCAAGGTTGCGAGTGCCGGTGGCCTCTGGCAGCACGTTGCCGGTGACCGTGGTGTTGGTCATCAGGTTGCCGGTGACATTCCCGGTCAGGTTCCCGGTGATGGTGCCGGTGACGCCCAACGTTCCCCCGATTGTCGCATTGCTGGTGACACCGAGCGTGCCGGTGACCGTCGTGTTCTTCAATGCCGAGACACCGTTGACTGTCAGGACATCGGTAACGGTCAGGTCGTCCCCAATGGTGGCATCTGTATTGACAGTCAGCACGTTCACGACGAGAGGGTCGGGTATCGCAGTAAGAACCCCTTCGATGGTTCCATCGACGGTCAGGTCGCCACCAATCGTTACGTCACCACTGACCGCTGCGTCCTCAACCTCAAGCGTGTCTGCCGTCAGCGAGGCAACGGACACATTGCCCTTGGAGGTGGTCTGCTGCATCCACTGCTCGATGGTGCGGTAGGTCTGCCAGAAATACTGGGCGTCGAACTCCTTGTTGGCCTGTCCCAGATTGGGCGCGGCAACATCATCCTTCATCGTTGGCCGTCCGTCCTTGCATCGATGCGGGTCAGGCCCAGTCGCCAGTTGGTGCCGAGCGTATTGCTCTCGGCCCTGAAGGTGAGCGAGCGCCCCCGCAGCCGTACATACGTCTCTTCCGTGAACCGCTCGACCGGCACCGTGGCTGTCCGCTGCACGCCGCTGGACGAGTTGTCCCCGAAGCCGCCACCCGGCTTGTCCATCATCTTCAGCACGAGGTTCATTGACGGCGCGTCGGATGACGTACCCACCATCCTGAAGGTCACGTCCGGCAGGATGCGCCGCACGAACATCATCTTGTCGCCCTTGTCGAAGGAACCCTCCGACGACAGTTCGATGGGGCCGCTCTCGATGAATGCCGGGATCGGAGAGGCAGGGTTGGTGGAGCCGTCGTCGGCACCGATGTCATGCTCGTAAAGGCGAGCCTCCGGGGAAACGGCGATCACCCCATGCAAGGCATCGAGGTCGAGCCAAGCAGTGCGCGGCAGCAAGCCATAAGTCCACACGCCATCTGTCACATTGAGACAGGCATAGCTGTCGATTTCGCCCGTGGCGCTTTCAGTAGACTGATAGAACCACAGCACCTCGTTGAAGTTCTGGTTGCTCGACGCATAGGTCTTGGCGAACTGCGCATGGTCGAGCCGCGACGAGACGTAGTTCCAGATCGGGCAGGGCAGCTTCTCCGTCCTGCCTGAGTAGGCGTAGAAGCCACCGCGCCCCATCCAATAGACGATGCCGTTGAAGGTGCAGACCGCCTTCATGCCAGCGATGTCAGCCCAGCGATCCAGCAGTTCCGCCGTGAACATCAGGGGAGGGCCGATGAACTGGATCGAGTAGAGCGCCTGATCGGTCCATGCCAGAGTTTCTCTGGCGGTCGCGATCCCTGCGATGAACTTGGAACCGTTGGACAGCGGTAGCGAGCCAGCCGTCCCAGCTAGGTCGGCCTCGTTCCAGTTGTAGAAGTTCTCCTGACTGCACCAGCGGAACGACATCGGCTCGACCAAGCCGCCTCCCGCGAAGACGGATGCGCCGAAGGCCAGCAGGTGCCGGTCGCGATGCGAGACGATGATGAACTGCGAGTGGGCAGGGGCATTGCCATCAGCACCGGGCAGATCGAGGATGTTCTTCATCCGCGCCAGCGGCGTGGTCGCGTCCCAATAGAAGATCGGACCGTTCATGGCGCAGGCCACCAAGTCCTCGCCCCAGTTGTCTTGGCTCCAGATGCCAGCCTGATCGGCAAGACCGGCCTCGATGTCCTGAAGGTCGCCGCCCCATTCCTCTTCATTCCACGTCAGCGATCCCCAGCCGCCGCCGAAGATGAAGTCGTCGGTGCCAGCATGGAAGATGTACTGGACCGTCACCCCTGCGCCGCCGCCACCGGGCACGGTCGAGGTGGCGTTCATGCCGACCGCGATCTCGTAGATATTGTTGTCCACGTAGTTTTCGATCTCGTGGATTTTGTTGAGGTGGGACGACAGGATGCCGCCGGTATCCGCCGCACCCGCAATGACCACGCTGTCACCGGGGAATTTGTTGTGTGCCGGGTGCGTCACCCTGACAAGGTTGGACCCGTTGGTGGTGGATAAAGAGGCGGGAAGAGCGACAGGCGTTGGCGTCGAGCCGTCGAAGGGCGTCACGTCGGACTGTGCATCGTCGGTGATCATGTAGAAGCGCTTGGAGCTACCGGCACTGATGTAGGAGACGCCGGTCAGGATGCTGTGCCTGTGCAGCGAGCGCACCCTGCCGATCATGACGAAGCCGGTGTAGGCGTCCTGCCACCCTTCCCATTTTTCGGGATAGCCCTCGCGGAACCTGACCAGCGATCCGTCGAACCAAGTGCCTGCCGTGGCGTAGCGGGTGGAGCTTCTGACGATGCCGGGTGAAATCTTCAAGCCTGTCCAACTCATGATGGTCCCACTGGTCCGCCGTATGATCCATAGAGCGTGCCGCCGGTGACCAGCGACCAAGCGCAATCGGAATAGATCGCCAGCCCAGCGCCACCGCCACCAGAGCCGCCAGCCCCGCCCGGTCCCCAGCCTGTATAGTTGCCGTAGCCGCCACCCGCTCCGGTGTTGCCGGTATTGCCGACACCACCCCATGAGGCTCCCGTGCCACCGGTTCCGCCAGCGCCTCCAGCCCCGGCATTGGTGCCGCCGCCTGCGCCTGCCGCGCCGCCCGTCCCGCCAGCGTTGGGGGTGTTGTAGCCAATGCCCCTGCCGCCGTTTCCGCCGATGCCCCCGCCGCCGCCGCCCGTGTAGGCGTTGGCCGGGTACTGACGGTAGATTTGATATTGGCTCCCGCCATTGCCGTAGGAACCGGCAAAAGCGCCACGATAATAAGTGATGCCGCCGCTCGCCCATGCGCTGACATTCTGAGCGCCCAAGTTCCCCGAGATGTTGCCGCCCCAGTAGAAATTGCAACTCCCCGAGACGTTATACTGACCACCATTGCCGGTCTGCTGTGTGTATGACGGCTGATACGCAGTCCTGTAGTCGGCGTTGAAATACGGCCCTTCTTGCGCCGTGTAGACGTAGTAGCCCTGCCCGCCGGTCCCGCCTGCCCCGCCCCAGCCACCGCCGCCGCCACCCCCGGCAATGTAGCTGTTGTTGATGATCTTCGGCTTGGTCGTGCATTGGGTGATGACGAGGGCATGCTGGCCAGCCGTGGCATTGGCAGAACCATAGACGGCACCGACCCCGCCTGCCGCTTGCATTTCCGAATTGTTGATGAAGGTGATGACGCCAGCGCCTTGGTAGATGACGCAGGGATAGTAGCTGGTCGAGTTCGACGCCATCATGCCGTTGTTGATGAAGGTCTTCGGCCAAGCCTTGCCGTTCCAGTCAACGCCGAACCGCAGATGTATCCAGATGTGGTCGCCAGCCGTGACTTGGGTTCCGGTGTGGGTGTAGGTCCAGCCTGCCGCCTTGCCACGGAAGGTGTTGAACCTCAGTGGCCCCGATGTCGGGACGCCAGCGGACCCGTTGACCGCTACGTTGCCGGACCCGTTGTTGAACACGTAGCTGCCGCCACGATAGTAATGCCCCAAGCGCGAGGTCGTGGGGCCGAGATATTCGTTGCGCAGGGCGCTCATGCGAAGGGGGCCAGAGGCAGCTATCGTCATCCGACACTCACGCTGAAAACTTCGATGTCGTCTTCGGTCAGGATCAGGCCGGTGGACTTGATCCGGATCACCGTGTTCGCACCATACTTCAGGATCACGTCGCCCGTGGCCACCTCGATTGACCACGGCGTATCGACGGCCACCCAAGCTAGGTTCTTGCGGACATACTGCTTGCCGTCATTGGGTGCGTCCACGAACTGGATTTGCGAGGCATGCAGCCCATCAAGCAGATCGGCATCCAGCCCCGACGCGGCCCCCATGTTTCCGGAGTTCCAAATCTTGCGACCGGAGCCAGCCTGCGTGACGACGTAGAGATCGGTGTTTGTGGCACTGGTCGAGAGCCTGACATTCCAGTCGTTGGTGTCGGTGTTGGTGTTGTGGAAATCGATGTTCTGCCCGACCTCCATGTTGCCGGTGACCGAGACGAAGGGTGCGATGTCCCAGCGCTGGATACTGCTCGACGTTGTGGTCAGGCTGTCGTTCGACCAGACCGAAGCGCCATCCGTGAAGAGAAGCTTCCACTGCGTCCCCGGCGATCCGTTCGGGATGACGGTGTAGGTTGTGCCGCTGCCCGTGGTGAAGGTCAGGTTGAAATTACCCGTCGTCCCGTTCTGCACGAAGTACATCTTGGAGACGGTCGGGATGGTGATGGTGCGGTGGTTGGTCAGGACGCCCGTGAACTTCAGGAACATCGGGCGCGACTGATCGGTCGATCCCTGCACCGTGGTCAGCGTCAGGTTGGCATCGGCCAGCGCGATGGTCTTGGCTCCAGCAACAGCCTCCTCCAGCAGGGAGTAAGCATTGTTCGCCTTCGTACCCCAAGCGCCCCGGTTCTCGCCGGTCCCCTGAAGCTCAAGACGGAGATTGGTCGTATAGGTGCTGGCCATTCAGTGCGTCCATTCGTTGGATGGATGGTTTTGCTTGTCCCAGATTTCATCCGGCACATCCGGAGTTGGGGTCCATGCGTTCTGTCTCTTCGGTGCCGGGGTCCAGCCCTCGGCGGGACCGGGGACAGGCTCGACCCAACCTTCCCGGTCGCTCTCTTCGTCGGGTGCCGTGCCCCAGTTGAGGGAGTAGGCCAGTCCCTGCGACAGGGTTAGCTGGTAACTGTTGACCATGATGTTGTGGTTGAGGACGAAGCTGGCGATGCCGCTCATGAAAACTGTCATTTCTACTCCTGTGACCGCCACGTCCCTCGGTAGCGAGATCGTTTCGTTGCCGACCGAGGCGACCATCGGCGGGCCAGTCACCGGGACATTGACGACCGGGAGAACAAAGACCCCTTCGGTGAAGGCGAACACCTGCTCCCCGAACGCATAGACCGTGACCGGCTGGATGACCGCCACCGTATTGGTGGAAGCCGTGACCTGATTGCCGGTAGCGAACACCGTCATCGGGAAGGCGACACTCTCGTTGCCCATCGAGGCCGTTACCGACTGCCCGATGACATTGACCAGAGCGCGGAACCCCTCCAGCACCGTCACGGGGTTGGTTGATGCCGTCATGAACTGAGACATGACGATAGTGATCGACATGTTCTGGATGGCGGTGACGCTCTCGTTGCCGAGGCCGACCGTGATCAGGTTGGTTGCGGCAGTGGTCGAGACGCCCAGTCCCTGAATGACGCTCTCATTACCGAGGCCGACTGTCAGGAGATTGGTCGCGGCAGTGGTCGAGGCACTGACCGTGGTCGTGACGCTGACGTTGCCGACCGATGCCGTGACGAGATTGGTCGTCAGGAACGTCGCGTTGTGCGGCACGCTTTCATTGCCGACAGAGGCCGTCAGTTGCGGACTGCTGGCACTGATGCTGATCGAGCCACCAGCGGTGACATCGACCCCACTGAGCGAAGCGGTCAGCCCCGGCATGGTGACGCTGATCGAAACACCAAGCTTCAGGCTGACCGTTCCGACCGACACCGCTATCTGTTGCCCGACTGCGGTGGTCGATACGTTAGTGACCGCTGTGACGGCCACCGCCCCAACAGAGACTGTCGCTACCTGACTGGCGGCATTGACGCTGACATCCGGCGTTCCATACCAGTCGTCGTACCCGGCAGGTGCGGCGTTGGCAAATGGGCCGGTCGTGTTGATCGTCCCAATACTTGTATTGCTGTCAGCGGCAAAGACTATCGGCAGCAGCAGACCGGGCGTGACATCGAACCCGTTGACGAGAGTTGGTCCAACAGGAGGTGCAGACTTGTAGAGGTGGCCAACGGGCAGGTTGGCCTCAAGCCCCCACTTCCATGCGAGATAGCCCTCGACTGCCTGACGGTCGGCATCGGCAAGCTGGTGGTCGTAGAGAACCATCTCCGCGACATCGAGGTCCATCGTCTCGCCGCCACCGGGCGTCTCGAAACCCGACAGGCCCCAGCCGCCAGTCAGGCCACCGACACCCAGTTGGTAACCGATGTAGGTGCCGTTGATGTAGAAGCGGAAGCCAGACCCAGTTGCGGAATTGCCGCCATATATCTTCCACGGATCGGGTGGCGTGGACGGCCATGTCGTCCCACCGGGACTGTAGATGAAGTTGCCGTTGTCATAGGCCAGATCGGTGCCAGACGCATGCATGCCGACGAGCAGGTTCGACGGCGGGTACATGACCGAGAAGGCGCGACCGACACCAGTCCCCCAGCGGCGGCAGACATAGACAAGATCATAGTCGTGGACGGCGGTGGACCAGACGCCACGCACGCGACCCTGACCGGAAGAGATGTGCACGACAGATTTGCCAGCGAGGATACTGAGCTTGCAGACCGGCGAGGGCGAACCATCGAAGGTCGGGTCAGGACCGGAGCCGGGGTTCGGCCATGTCGTTATCGCAGCACCATCGGCAAGGCCAAGCGTCGAGGCATCGAGCCAGTGGGCAAGACCGGTGATGATGTTCGGTGACCATCCCCCACCAGTCGTCGCTGTGATCGAAACGGTTCCGACATCGGTCGTGACCTGATTGCCGGTCAGGTTGGTCGAGACACCAATGGTGGTGGTGACCGAGACAGTCCCGACCGAGGCTGTGATCAGATTGGTCGCGGCATCGACCGATGTGCCAGCCCCCGCTGCCGCCACGCCGACATCGAAGCCGATGAACTGTGAATTGGGCGAACCAGCAAACAGTGCGCCACCAGACTTGTAGCTGTCGTAGACATTGACGATGCTACTGGCGAAGGTGGTCGCGCCGGGGTTGCACCATATCTGCCCATCGGAAGCCGTCGTCTCCATCAGGATTGCGTAGTAGCCATTCGCGGCCAGCGTGAATGGCGAGATCGCGGTCCACGCATAATCCCCGACGGCGATGCCGGTGTAGTCGATGACTGCCGTGCGCTGTGCAACGCCCGAGAACCACTCATAGAGATAGACCGTATGCGTGCCGGTCTGTGTGGCATGATGGCGGCGTGCGCCAATCCAGTCGATGTTGATGGCCGTCGTGCCGATACCAAGCCTGACGCCGACCTCTCCCGTGAAATCATTCCTGTCAGTGCCGGGAGTGTAGGAGGTCAGCAGTCTTGTGGACGGGTTGAATATGGCCGAAGCGGTTCCGGCAGAGGCGGTGACCGACTGGCCATAGCCGATAGAATTGACCGCGCCCGCCGCCCTCTCGCTGATGTTGGCCAGCAGCAGCAACTGGTCAGGGAAGTTCGATCCCATGACCGCGTTGTTGTTGCCTTGCGGCGTTACATCGTAGCCGGTGCGGTAGGGCGACGACGCCACCGAGGTCAGTGAGGTGTAACCGGTGGCGATGGTCGAACTGCCGCCGCCCGCACCATAGAAACTGAGGTAGCTGATGCCGGTCGTTGGCGGTATTGGCAGCGTCGCGGTCACCGGGTTGGACGGTGTTCCCGTGCTGCCCGCTGAAGCCAGATTGTAGAAGTCGGGGAGCAGGCCAGCACCGACAGTGAAGGATGCCACTGACGAGAAGACACCGCTGCCAATGGGACCGGCATTGCCCCATGTCAGCGTCACCGTCTTGGCCGCACCGTCCGAGATCGCCCACCACCACTGCGCCTTGGTGCCGGGGTTAAGGCCGACCTGCGATGGCTGCGTCGTGAAGACCGGTGTCCATGTCAGCGGTGCAGCAGAGCTATCGGCCAATGTGCCATCGTCAGGCGCGAGCGTGGTCGAAGCCCGTCTTGCATGCGAATTGATCAGCAGGACAACCCCTGCCGTCGTGGCAGGGATCGACAGCACGTGCGTCGTCGTGCCTGCGGAAACCGCACCAGCAAGCGTGTTGACCGGTGTTCCGACCGTGCCAATCTTGGATCGTATGACGATGGTGTTGGCGACACTGACCGCACCCGTCGCACTGAACGTAAATACAGGCGGGTTCTCGGACGCATTGCTCGACAACAGTATCGACGTGTAGCAGGAGGCTGACGCTGCCGCCTGCCCGCCGCCGCCGTCATTGGTCGTGACGGGAGTTCCCCAGCCGCTCGGCCCGCTGGACAGCGTTTGGCTACCTGAGTTCGCCACGCAGGTAATGAACAGATTGTCAGCCAGTGCGCCCCACGACGCCGTGACGGCGGGAGGATCGACCGTGGTGCCAGCAGCGACACCGACCACGGCAGTTCCGACTGTGTGGGTCAGTGCGTCCATCGCCCCGGTAAGGCGATAGACTTGCGCCGCTGCCTGCTCGACAGCACTCGTCACAAAATCGACGGTCGTGCCGCCCTCGGTCCCCAGTGCGATCTTGGTGTAGGCACTGCCCCTTGCCGTGGTGCTTTGCGGCGTCGAGTAGAGCAGCGTCCAGCCCGATGGCGTCGTGACAGTGGCGCTGCCGTCACTGGCGAAGAAGCAGACCAGCAGTTCGCCAGCCACCACGGTCGTCGGCATGGTGACGAGGTGGGCGGTCGCGTCGGTCGTGAAAGCCGTATGGGTTACACTGACGACCGCTAAAGCCATCTATCCCTCAATATGGAGCCTGAGTAGGATCGTTGTTCCAGTTTCCTCCGTTGATCCGGAACCAGACTTTTCCAGCCTCCGCATTGTAGGCGATGCCGACGACATCTCCCGGCACGAGAGCAGGCATTGTCCCGTCATCACCCTCGGCATTGACGAAGCCGGTGGAGTGGAGAACCGCACCACCCGTCAGCGGGATGTTGGCGGGGCCGACCCTCAAGTTCAACGCGCTTCCGGTGATGGTCACCTCGACGTAGTGCTTGCCGGTATCCCATGCCGTGGTGGACTTGATGTATCCCGCACTGATCGCATTCGGGGCATCGACCGTCATGTCGCTGTTGGTCAGGTCCAGCCCTATCGGCACAGCCGATTGCCAATCCCAAGCATCTCCCGGTCGAGCGCTGCCAGCCCCTTCCAGCCCAACGTAAGCTGTGACGCTCTGACCGGTCAGGGCCGTGGAGACATCCGTGCGGGTCGTAGCCGTGACGATGCCATCCGAAACCGTAATGACGTTGGTCGAGGCGTTCACCTGCTTGGGCAAACTGACCGTTACGCTGTTGACCGAGGTCGTGGCCACATTGGTCGTGACGGGGACCAGCCTTGGCAGGGTGACAGTTCCTGTCGTGGTCGAGATCAGGTTGGTCGTAGCATTGACCAAGACCGGGATGGCGACGCTCTCGTTGCCGACCGTGGTCGTGAGAAGGTTGGTCGCGGCGGTGAGGCTGGCCCCCGTATTGACGGTTTCTTCAGCGCCCACTGCGTAGAACTGAGGGTCCAAGAAGATGTCTTGACCAAGGGTGCTGTCGGGGAAATTCCCCTGACCCGCAGGAGCGTAATAGGAATAGACGAGGCTTATGTTGCCATTGACGACAGGCCATGGTGGCGCATTGGAGTATCCGTAGATGCCGGGATTGTTGATCGAGATGATGTAATCAACGCCAGCCTGAACGTTCGCGACCATGCCGACATTCACCCAAGCATTGCTGATCCCAGTGTCGTCAGAACCACCACCGGACGCCATCTGGAACTGCCCGCTGTAGTTCCACAATCTGACGGTTCTGGAGCCATTAGGCGCACCCGCGATCTTGTAGTACCGGACTGTCTGGATATAGCCGGGGTGGGAAAACCTCACCCTGACGCCAAGCTCTGAATTGATGGTGCTCATGAGA